AGATGCACGTTAAGATGGGTGAAGTGGTTTTGATCTGGATCAATTAACACTTGACCACCCTGCTGTAAAGCATTGTTTTCAAGGGAAGCAATTGAAAGATCATTTCCTTCTGGCTTCACTTCTTCTGGGATGCCAAAGGTCTCAACTCCAGTTTGTCCCGCTATCGCCGCTATGTTGGCGTTAATTACTCGTTTCCGGTTGGACTCTGGCAGTTGAGGAAGATATTCAGAGATGAGTTCCATTGCTTGCATACGAGCCGCAGAGCTTCCTTGTCCGATAGATCGAGTTGCCCTAACATAATCCATGTCAAGAAGGGCTGCGGCAGGAACGCCCCTATCAATACAAGCCTTCTGGAATCGGAGAGCTTCAAATCCCCCATGATCCTCTTCAATCAGATTAGGGTTAGCCGCCCTGCGATAAACCTCGGCGTAATGAACATCCAGAGCTTGAAGGTAGATTTCTGCCCTGGTATTGGTGAGACGGCTCTTCTCGCCAATCTCCATCTCAATTTCCTTATTTCCCTTCTTGCGAGATCCGCCAGCAACGCTAGGCATGAAGCTACCAATGTCATCACTCTCCTGCCCTTGGAAGAACGAAGCAGTCTGCATGGCAGACGATAGATTTGCAGCCACATTGACCTGAGTTAGGTTGAGACCCGGAGGGAGAATCTTATAAGGCCCAATCTGGATGGTCTTAATCTTCTCTGCATCAGCAGCGGTATTGGGTTGGAACATCACGGCAGAGCCAACAATCACTCCTTCCAGAAGGGCATTGTTCACCCTGTTCATGGCTTCGGCATATTTAAACACCTTCTGGCCTAGTCCCCTGACTCCATGATAGAATCCATTACCCACGCCATTCATGAACACAGTGAATGCTTGGCTGAACTTCTGATAGCGTCCCACTTTCTTGCAAAGCCATTCAGATGAATTAAGACGATCAAAGATGTAGTGAGAGATGCGACCATCGTATTCCTTCACATACATATGAGCAATCTTGATGATCTTGCTCTTGGCGTAGGAATAATATAGAGAATTGTTTTTAAGCTCTCTCTGATACCACTCCCAGGGGCGGCGCTGGTCTTGCTCATCCACTCTGGCGCTCATGATGGCACTCTTAACTTCCTCTACGTCCCATCCTCCACGAGTGGCGGCTTCCTCATTCTCAATATAAGAATAGAGTTGTTCGCAATAAACATCATCAAGAATGAAACAAAACTCCCAATTATCCCAATCCACTTTGCTGCCTTTAGGGACAACCAGAGCATAAGGCTCAATAGCTTTTGCCCTCCAATCCGTTTGGTCGGGGAAATACATACAAGCCTGTCCATGAATGACAAGCTCCTTATGGCAAACTTGATGCTGGGCTAGGAAATTAGGATTAGATCCTGCAAGAAGCCTGTGGAACTCTTCCGTGATAATCCGGCTCCATTCCTCTCTCTTTCCCATGTCCTTGCCGTACTTTGTCTTACAATTAGCATAAAAAGGAACAGATGTGAGGATGTCAAAATAAGGAATAACTGCGGATTCTACTTTTGCTTCAGCGTGTCCCCAGTTCACATTGATTCGATCTCCCTGACCAGCCTCACGCAATTGCTGGTCATTATAAGGGGGGTTGCCATCAATGATGCCTTGGATCTGCGCCCGGCGATAAGAGGCAATCTGATCGTCATCAATCAGCTCATAGAGCATGGAACGAGCAGAGCCGGCATCCTCAATCCTAGTTTTTACAGGCTTGTTATCGTCATCTAGGTCTTGAAGTCCGAATGTAATCATGTGGTTAAATTGGCTTGTGCTTGGTTAAGGTCTGGATTTTTAACCCAACACCAAGATGGGCGATCTTCTGTTGTCTCTGGTTTTTCGTTTGAAAGCAATACTTTTCTATTGACATGGACAATTGCGTCATTTCGGCAGCCGCAAACTCCGCAGTTCTGAAGCTGAGAGTCGTATTTAGTAGTACGGCCACCCTTAACATTTGATGCCAAGTCAGTTACAGCTTTCATAGCACCGCACCCCATACACACTCCATTGCCCATATTTAGGTAGCATCGAGTGCAGATTAAAGCCCTTTGATCGGCCTCCTCCTGACTAACAAACACATCATTACCCAGAATGGATTCCTTCATCATGTAGGCCAAGGAACTAATTCCCTTCATGAGGTTTTCCATTGTGAGGGCACTCTGATAGCCCTTATATGGAGTTCCATCTGTGTATTGACAATTGCCCTCCGGTAACGTCTGACACATCTGATCTTCAATTCTCTCCTTTAAATCAGCAGGAATTGGAATGTTGTTGTCCCGGTAGTGGGCAGCAACAAGCCCCAAAATGCCATCCATTGTATGCTGACTGCCAAACTTGGCTCCAGTTTCGGGAACGGTGTAGCGAAACATCCCAGGAGGGACGCTATTACCATTAAGCAACTGGAGTCGTATCGTCATTAGTGATTTCGTTTAATATCTGAGTGGCAGAATTAAGTCCAGCATAAAAGCCGTCTAGGTAGGCTTTCTTCATGTAGTCGTAATGACCATCTGCACTTCCGTGGTTCTGAGAAAAGAATCTAACTCCTTCAGTGTCGTACCACTCGTCAAACTGCTTGTTAATAAATTTCATATTTCAATATTGTGATCTTTTATTATTAAATCCAATTCATCTATCATTGATTGAATCAAAATTCCCCTAGCTTTACAAGTCTCGCAATAAGAATGTATTTCTTTTTTCCATTCATATTCATCTTCAGAAACCTTAACTTTATGAACTGATGGTTTATGGTTTCTTTCTATTGCGTCTAACCTTCCATTTAAAAGAAGGCTCATTCTCAGTGCAAGAACTTGAGAATCATTAATTTCAGAATTGCTTCTATTTATATAACTGACTACAATTTTTCTTTTAAATAGGTTTTTAAGTATTTTCATTTGTATATTTCCTCTTCTTCGTCCCACTCGTCATCATCCCCCACATCAGGGAGAGACATTGTATTCCATTTGTTTTTGAGCTTGTCCCACATTAAAGCCGAATTCCTCAACGAACTCTTCTTTTGCGATGGGAAGGTAGGCGTGGAGGATCTCATGTGCCAATACGTCTGAAAGTGGGCAATGTTTGTGATATTGCTTGTTAATCGCAATTCTCTTGAGATGGTAGTAGCACTTGCCAATGGCAGGGCCGTTGGGGGTTTTCCCGCAATACCCCCATCCATATTCCCATGTGTCTCCATATATTTTAATTTCTCCTACTTTGGTAAATGCGCTCATCGTCTTTGAGATAGCATGAAGTAAGTGAATGCTACGCAAGCAATTATGGCAACGAGAAGTTGTTGTTCTTGTGTCATGGCTGTTTTAGTATGCGTCCCTGTTCAAGCATGGATATTTCCTTGTTAATGCACCACTGGGCTTTTTTAAGGTCTTCCACCTCCTTAGTTTTGTCTTTGCAACCAGCCCTAAAAATGTATTTGATGGCATTGGATCTGCAATAATTGAGATGGGCAATCACATCCACTAGCTCAATTCCAGATGGAGAGTTTGTATAGTGTTTGGGACTATTTACAGGATCATTCATCGTTTTGGTAAGATCATGCCCTTCCTCTCAACGTACTTCCTCCCCAGGTAATCATCAACAATCCGATAGTCAATGTTTCCTCGTTCCATATCTTCCACAACGGCTGCAAGGTATCGATTGTGGCGCTTGATACTTGTGTCGTAAGGGCCGGCAAGTTTTGCATAGTCTTGCTCAACGTAGTATTCGTTTTGGATGTGTTTTGGCTGATTTTCTAGTGTCATTTGATAAATTTGAAATAATTGATTGCTTTGATGTTGTTTCCGTTTCTAACCCTAAACTTTTTTAAGTGGAAGTTTCCTTGCTGTGCAGCAATTTTAAGTTTTGGCCTTAAAGTAGTTTGTGCTATTTTAAGTTTTTCAGCCCATTCCGTTTCGTTAAAATATCCTTCTTCAATTTTATCTGGAGGATTGCCTTTAATCTGAATGGACTTAATTACATCTGCCGCAAAAACATCGTTAATGTTCATAGCGGCAACCTCCACTCTTCGTTAAACTCTCCCCTGGTAATGAGCCAGACGGCAGAATCTTTAGTTCCTATCTCTCCATACACCATCCCTTGTCTCCATCCCAGCGTAGCCCTTCTGGATTTGGAATAATCCATTCCACCCCTTCTGGTAAGGGTTCCTGCACAATATCCGGTGGATTCCTTGAGGGTTCTTCCTTCTCCCATAGATGATCGGTGAGTGTGTCCAAAGATTACCTTTCCTCCATACATTTCAGCCATGTCTCTAGCAGAGTTTTCATTATAAATGGTTCCATGAGTGAAGGTCACATCACCAACCACATAAGTCTGAAAAACTCCGTTATACGGAATACGGCGGCAACCAATCTTGAGGAAAGCGTTGTCAATATATTCCGAGGCTTTGTTTGCGGCGTATGATACGAGGGCGTTAGGGTGATTGAGCAGTCTGGGTATGCGATCTTCATGGTTTCCGTCCAACACGTGAGTTGGTCGATATTTTCTAAGGAATTCAATTCCTCCATCAATGTCCGGGGCGACAGGCTCTGATTCGTCTGAACTTCCAGATGCACCTGACCTAAACGCAGTTGTGTCGCACCAATCTCCCAGATGCACGACAATCTCAGGCTTCCACTTGTCTCGCATCTTGAGAACCGCATCAATAGCAGTTGGATCTGCGTACTTTCCGTGGCTGCAAGATACCGCAAGGAAGCGTTCATATTTTTGCCCTATATGAAAAATAGGTTTTTTCTTCATGGCTATTCGGAAGCTTCAAGCGAAATCAATTCCCACTTGGTAGGATCTTTCTTCCCTGGAGAGATGCCGGCATTGACTAGAGTGCCGGACTTTCCAAGCTCTGTTGCCAAGGTGAATAGCTTCTCATCAAATGTGAGGGCTTCCACAAGCTTGCCATTGTTGTTGAACTCCACGCTATAAAGAGTCCAAACCTTTGAAGCTCCTTCCTTGCTCTTTGCAGCAACCGTGGCCTTGGTTGGAAGAACATTCGTTAGGGTGGATGAGGCCGCACCGGATGTTTTGATGGTTGGCGACTTGTCAATTGCTTTTGCAATGGCAGATCGAGGCGCTTCCTTTGGCTTATTCTCAAGATGCTCGTTGCCATCCAAGTCATCCTCAGTTGCAAGTCCACAAACAGCCGCAAGAGCATAACGTCGAGCGTAAGAAATTGCTCCTCCCACTCCCTGTGGGCTAATGTCCTTCAGAGGAAGAAGAAGCGTGGATGAGGTGGAAAAGCCTGACTTGTGAAGGATGGTGGTTTTCACTCCAGCCTTACCATCCTCAAAGATTGGCATCTGCTGAATGGCTAATCCATGCTTTGCTAATACCGGGCGAGTTGCATCAACAATGGCATCCAGAGGAGCATACTTGCTCTTGAAATACGGATTGTTGGCTGTTTTAGCTACGTTCTGTAGCTCTCCGATTGCCGCAACAAGTGCGGTTGCAAGTGATGCGGAGTATTCTAATTGAGTTGTGTTTTCCATGTGTTTTAGGTTGGTTGGTTATTCCACTTCTTCTGCTATGTCATCAATGTATGAGATGAGTTCATCAAGACTATCACGGATTGCGGATAGCGTGGAGATGAGAAGGTCATTCTTCTCTTGATCGGAGTATTCTTCTTTCTTGCTCATTTGCGGAGGAAGAGGGATATGATGAGAAGGCTGTTGATGATTCCCACTGCGGCGGCAGAAAGGCCAATCCAGATAGCATTGCTGCTCCAGGTGGCGTATGTGTCCACGCACTCTTGAAGCTCAGTCTGAGCAATTCCAAGATGGGTTTGATTG